CACAGGCGTTATCACAGGTTGATTTTGAATATGTTTTAAAAAAACAAACTGCTGAATTTATTTTTGCAGAAAACATAAAAAAAGATACATACATTAGTAAATTACCTGAAGAAAAACTTATTGAATTACTTGGCAAATATGGCTATACTATATTAATACACTATGAATATGTAATTGAAATTGGTGGCAACTCGTTCTTATATATAAAAGGCAAAGAAAGCAATTCTTTTAACATAAAGAAATTAGAGACTGGCTCAGATAACACAGGTTACTTCGTAGTAGCGCAAAAACAGGCACATTAGGCAATTTTGGCATTGACAGTCCCCCCATATATACCGTTAGAAGGTTGACAGCACTCCGTTCATTGCTGGCCTATCGGGACAAAGCACAAAAAATGATTGTGGCTCTGAGAAAAAGCAACCACAGCAAGATATTGTTCGTTAACAAGGGCAATATGTTGATCCGCTGGAATAGTCTACTAGATTAAAGGGGTACAGGCCAACCGCCCCGCTCAATTACACGAGTTCTTCTTGTTAATGTGATTACTGATACTCATATGAAGTGTTATTAATCTATAGACTCCAGAAATGGAGTCTATATGAAAACATCAATCTATATGAAATGCAAAAGATTGATCGTTAAAAAGAAATGAAAAAAGGTGAAGGAGCGATAGCTCCTGAACTAATCACCGAAGGTGATTATAAAACTCAGATAATAAATTAGAAGTAAGGCAAACCACTTTTCTTAGTAGTTTCAAGGTTATCCTCAATGATCTTGGCAATAATATCTCGTTCTTGTCCAGACATCATCATTGCTTCTTCGTAAGAGATACCACCACGCATATGCCAGCACATTTTAAGAATATTCTTCTTAATGCTTCTTACATCACTTTCGTATCTCTCCACCAGTGCCATTACCTCTTCATGCGAAAGGTTTAGGATAGTGGCTCGAAAAAATTTGCGTAATCAAATGTAACTGCAACATTATATTCAGTACTACATTCCTCACATTTAACTCTTGCTGGCGGTAGTCCTGCTGTTTCACTAATATCTTTGAGTTTTGCTTGAACTGCTTTAATATTTTTGTTACTAGTATTTGTATAAAACTCACTTATAAAAGCTCTATCTGTAACAACATCACCGCTTTCAGTAGTAATACTTTCTGTGCTCATGCTTAAAATATTAGTGTTGCTGTCAATGATCTTATTAAGATGCACATCAAATTGTGCTTTACGAGTGTCGGCGTCAAGGTCTTCGTTGTTCAGTAACTGAATAATCTTTTGTTCTTCAAAGCTAGCAATGTTATTTTTTGTGCTTTGTAGATAGTTAGTAGGTTTAAATTTAATTGTTAAACCATCAACTTCAACTGTCTTATCATAATCAGGTGAACGAACCTTCATAAGAACAGGACCAAGTTCTAACTGGTGACGATTATCATGCTTGCAATTAGGACAATCGCTGTCCATATCCATCTTATCGCCATAGGTAGCAATACGAATTGCTATTAACAGCGTATCTACATCAACGGTAGGCATTCCCCATGCGTTGACAATGGCAGGGCAGCAACTTTGAATTACAGTGACAATCCCTTGTCCATTCATTAGTGCGTCTGGTGTGCGCAACATAATTTCATCTTTGGCTGTCATTGGCATCACACCAACTTCGCCATTGGCTGGTAAATTTAAACTTTGTGGTGCCCAATATCTTCCGCCGCTTGGCAGCTTGACAAAGATACTAGGTTGACGAAAATGCCCACTTAGTGGGTTACCTGCGAGATTCATTGATTGCATGTTTTTTACTTCCATAAATAATAATTGACACTCTGATAGTATTTAACAAGTGAAAAAAACGGTGAAATTAAAATGCCAGTAATAAGTGATGCAGAATATGAAATTTTTTCAAAACAGATAGGTTCAATAAGCGAAAGATTTACTGGTTTTGAATCAAGCCTTGAATCAATGAGGAAAAAAACTGATCTTGCTGCACTAGGTATTAAAGATGATACTGATTTAGCCAAATCATATTCACGGTTAATGAGAGACCGTAAGGAACGCGAAAAAGAACTTCTTGATGCTCAGAAAAAAGGCAAGGCAACTGCGGAAGAAACTAGAGCTAGTTTAAAGTTACTAAATGATCAAACAAAAAGTGCTGTTCCTCCAGAGTTTAGAAGAAGTGCAGATGCTTATATCTCTGCACAGGAACAAATAACCAATGACACAATTGCTACAAATGAAATATTAAATGGTAAATTTGTAAAATCTATCAGTGCTGCCGCCAGTGGATTAACAAGTTTTGCTGGAGGAATGTTAAAATCATATCAAGGAACTAGTAATGGTCTTGATATGGCACTTGACACTGCTACAATGGCAGTTGACGCTGCTGGTTCTGGCATGTCTGCTGTTGGCAAAGGACTCATGAGTGCTGCGCCTGGACTTCTAGCACTTGGTCCAGAAATGGCACCTGTCGTAGTAGGTTTGGAATTTTTAGGTGGTGCATTAAACGCAGCCGCTGCAGCTACTGAAGCTGTTGGCAAAGTAATGCCATTTATGAACAAAGAAGTACAGATGGTATCTGCTGCATTTAAAACAGCAAGCAACAGTGGCGCAGTTTTTGCTGATGGTTTTACTGGTTTAAAGAACGCATCACAAAATGCAGGTCTTGATGTGCAAACATTTAGTGCTTCATTAAAAGAAAATAAGGAAAACATTGCTCAAGCATTTGGTGGAGTTACTGCAGGTGCTAGAAAAATAGGAGATGTTACTAAAAAACTTGATGTTACCCAATTTCAAAAACTTGGATTTGGTTTAGAAGAAATTCCAGGTTTAATCGCAGATGTTGGCGCTAGAATTAAAAAAAGTGTTGGTGGTGGTGGTGCAAGTGATGCACAGCTCGCAGAAGCAACTGCACAGTATGCAAAAAACTTGCGAATTATTGCTGACATAACTGGTGAAGATGCTAGAGTCAGAACAGCCGAAATTGATAAAAAAAATCAAGAAGCGTCGTATCAAGTAGTTGTTGCCAACGAGTATTCTCAATCTGCACAGTTAATTACTGATAACATGAACAAAATGCCAAAACTTGGCAGTGATATGCTTCGTGAGTTAATTGCCAACCATGGTAACATAACAACTGAAGCAATGAATTATGCAAAAACATTAAATCCTGCTATATTTGAGGTAGCATCCAAAACATATGAAGCATTAAAAGCAGGCACATTAAATGAAAATACTGCACTTGAAGCTACGGTTAGCAATAGAGATGCAATAATAGATGGTTTCAAGTCAATGGGCGATGCTGCATTTGCTGGCAAAATGGCTGGCGGAGAATTACAACAAGCAACCACTGATGTTATGAATAGTTATCAGGAAGTTTTAAAATTTCCAGCTACTATTGAAGAGTTGCGAACTACTTTACAAAGACAAGCTGAAGCACCAAAAACAAAAGATACTACAACTGATCAACTTGCTACATTAGAACAGCAAGGAATGGAACAACGAGTAAAGTTACAAAATATTACAACTGATTCTTTAGGCGCATATATGAGTGCGTTAACCAAAATTAATGAAGCAACCTTAGCATTTGCAAAAGGTTTCAGTGATGTTGTTGATACTATGACTGGTAAAAATAAAGACAAGTTAACTGAACAAGAAAAACAAACAGGACAAACAATTGCTAGTAAAACAGAGCTATCTGACAAAAAAACTGGTATTCTTTCAGTACTTGGTATTGGAACAAATGAAAAACAAGATTTAGGCAATGACCTTACAAGAATGACTATGGATAAAGTTGAGGAACTTGCTAAACTCAACAATACTACTGTAGAAGAAATGGCTAAGAAAACTGGGTATACAGTAGAATCATTAGCAACAGCACAGAAAAATTATCAAGCAGACCAGCTTGCAGCAATTAATGCTGCTGCTGGTGAAGTTGACTCATTTATGACTGCATCACCAGTAAATCCTCCATCGCCTACTGTTGCTACTGCACCAAATGAATCAGATAAACAAAAAGAACCAGAGGTTCCAAAAAAATCATGGTGGCAAAGTATATTTGGTGGCGATGGAAGTGCTGGCGGTAACATTCTTAGTGGCAGCGCAGAAGGATTCTTTAGTAAACTGCATGGCACTGAAACAGTAATACCGCTACCAGCAGGTATGTCTGGCGATAGTTTCAAACAACTTCTTGAAGTAGCGATTGGTGCGCTATCAAATAAAGATAAACCTGCAGTTGCACCAAGTAATAGTGATACTAAAATATCACAAGATTCGTTAAATTCGCTGACAGGTTCTATGACTTCATCATTTACTCCTCTTACTACTGGAATAAATGATTTTTCTAATAGTGTTAACACTATAAGTTCCACTATGACAAATTTTGCAAAATCAACAGTGCAATCTATTGCCAGTTATATAGAATCTGCTAATCAAGCATTTGACCCACTAGTTAAAAAAGATAGCGATACTGCATCTTCATTTGATGCAATTAAATCACAGATTACACGATTTGTAGATATTGTTCCTACATTAGCACCAAAAGTTACTCCAGATGAAAATGCAGTAGACCCTATGACTTATGGAATAACACAAGTTACAGATGCCATTTCATCAATGATGGATACGAATAATCCAACGGATAGTATCTCTGCGCTGATAACACAAAGCAAAGAACAAGCTGCCACTATACAAGATCAGATATCAAAAATGATTACTGATAGTTCTGGCATAAACTCTGGCGATATTTCTACACTTATTGGTAATATTTCAGGCAGCATTAGTGGTTCAATAAAGGAACTTATCGCAAGCGGTAGCCAAGCTACTGATGAATCTACTGCGATGTTACTTCAGCAAATGCCAGAATTAACTGATTCGCTTACTAACGCAGTGACTCCAATGAGTGATGGCATGGATTCATTGATGAAATCTATTATGGAACAAACTGGATCACTAGCTGATTTTATTAAATCAAGCAGTGTGACTGGCGATATGTTCAGTAAGTTTTTAGATAGCACACAAACTGATCCAAATACAAACAATGAAAACACTATAAGCAGTTATATTGATTCTATTAACCATATTTTTGACCCATTTGTTCAAAAGAAAGTTGATGATACAGTTCCACAAAACCCAGATACAACTATATCTGATAACATCTCTAGTTTTGGCAGTGATCTTTCAAGTCTAAGCAATACTTTAATTGAACAGTTTTCAAAGCTTCTTGAAAATAACACAGGAACAAAAGAATCTATGGATAACCTTGTAACTAAGGTTACACCAGTGGAAGAGTTGATGGTTCGTGAACCTAGAACAGATGAGTTACTTGAAATTTTAAATCGCCAAGTAGCTGAATTAATTAGTTTGACTAGCAGCGTGGCTACCCATACAGAAACTACTAGCCTAAGAATAATGTAATAGCTGTATATTTCAATAAATATCCTACGAGGATTAGAAATATGGCGTGGAAAAAGCATTGGCGTATTGTAAGTGATGGTGCATACAGCCCAGTTAATGGCAGTGTAACTGATTATAGCAGTTATAACTATCTTGGTTCACAAGCAAATGCTGCATATCGCAACTATCAAAGCATGTTACCAGATGTTTACAGCGGTCATCCTAATCGTATTGATCGTTATACTCAATACGAGAACATGGATTTAGATAGCGAAGCAAATAGTGCAATGGATATCTTGAGTGAGTTCTGCACACAAACAAACGAAGATACCAGAACAGCTTTTCAGTTACATTTTCATGAAGATGCTACTGAAAATGAAACAATGATTCTAAAAGAACAACTTATTGCTTGGTATAAGTTAAATGAATTTGACCAGCGCATGTTTAAAATTTTCCGTAATACGCTGAAATATGGTGATCAAGTATTTGTTCGTGACCCAGAAACTTATAAATGGTTCTGGACTGAAATGAATCGCGTATCTAAAGTTATTGTCAATGAAAGTCAAGGCAAGGTTCCAGAAATCTATTATATCCGTGACTTGAATCCTAATCTACAGAACAATACTATTACAAGACCGCCTGGTCCAAATGACAGTTATGCATTTGCTCCTTATATGGGCGGCAGCAGAAGTTATACTGCTGGTGGTGAATTATTTTCACCTAATACTCGCTTTGGTGCAGGTAACAACGAGTTTCCTGTTGCAGCAGAACATATTGTTCATTTGAGTTTGACAGAAGGTTTAGATGTTAACTGGCCGTTTGGCGTTAGTCTGTTTGAAGCTATCTTTAAAGTATTCAAGCAAAAAGAATTATTAGAAGACGCTATTCTAATCTATCGTATCTCTCGTGCTCCTGAACGCCGCATGTTTAAGATTGATGTTGGTAATATGCCAGCACATCTTGCAATGCAATTTGTTGAGCGTGTTAAGAATGAAATCAATCAACGCCGCATACCTACACAAAGTGGTGGTGGTAGCAATCTTATGGATGCTTCCTATAATCCAATGAGCATGAACGAAGATTTCTTCTTTCCACAAACAGCAGAAGGTCGTGGTTCATCTGTTGAAGTGTTGCCTGGCGGTCAAAATCTAGGCGAGATTGATGATTTACGATTCTTTACTAACAAGATGTATCGTGCTCTTCGTATACCTAGTTCTTATCTTCCGACAGGTCCAGAAGAAAGTGAACGCGCATTTAGTGATGGCAAAGTAACAACGGCACTTATTCAAGAATATCGTTTCAATGAATATTGCAAGCGTTTACAAAAATACATTTCTCCAAAGTTTGATACAGAATTTAAATTATTTTTAAAATGGCGTGGATTCAATCTTGATAACTCTATCTTTGAATTGCGCTTTAATGAGCCACAGAACTTTGCTGCTTATCGTGAAATTGAGCTAAACACCAGCAGAATTGGTGCATTTACTCAAATCGTTGCTACTGAGTTTCTTAGTAAGAGATTCATGATGAAGAAATATCTTGGTCTTAGCGAGATTGAAATGGCAGAAAACGATAAGATGTGGCATGAAGAGCGTGGCGAAAAAACTCCAGAAAGCGCAATGCAAGGCAGTGATCTTCGTACAGTAGGCGTAACGCCTGGCGGTATTAATACTGACCTTGAAACGCTAAGTGATATTGAAGCTACTGGTCAAGAAGGCGGATTAGAGGGCGGTCCTCCTCCAGAACCAGGCGGCGAAATTGGTGCAGCAGGTGCTCCAAGTCCAACTGGCGGTGCTGGCGGCGGTGCTGCAGGTGGCGCTACTGCTGGCGCAGCACTTGGTGGCGGTTAATAACGCTAAATAATTTACTGGAGATTTTTATAATGGTACTAAACGAAATGTTTAATGATGAGAACGGGGCTTTTCAAGACCTTAGCCGTGATCAAAGTACTACAAAAATGACCGATCTTCGTAAAACTAGACTTACACTGGCACAAATTAATCAACTTCGTAAGATGAATGATCAACGCAATGTAGAGTATGCTGAACAAATGACTAGAGTTCGTCAGCAATATGGCGCTACTGCAGCAGCACCGCCAGCCTAAAATTCACAAAATCGTCAAAAACAATCTATTTGAACAGGTATTTACAGCGTCTTATTAAATATAAACATAGGACAAAACCCAACAGGAGTTTAACATATGCGTAGTCGTTACGAACAACTTATTGAATACATCATCAATGATGAAACCGACAAGGCCAAGGAACTATTCCATAACCTCGTTGTCGAAAAGAGCCGTGATCTTTACAACGAACTTGTTGCTGAAGAAATGGAAGAAGAAATGGAAGAAAATTGGGATCATGACATGGACGAAGCTGGCGACAGCATGGACCAGACAGATGACATGATGCATGATATCGAAGCAGATCATGAAGGCATGGACCATGACGATATGGACATGGGCGATGATGGTATGGAAATGGGCGACGACGATGAAGATGATAGCCTAGATTCAGATAATGATGGCATGGGCGATCATGACGAACCAGCAACTAAAGGCGATCTTGCAAGTTTCGAAGATGAACTTGATGCTCTAAAAGCTGAGTTTGAAAAGCTAATGTCACAAGAAGCAGAAGAACCAGAACATCAGGGCATGGATACACCAGAAGAAGGCGTAGTTCGTGAGTATGTTGAAAAAGTTTCAAGTCCAGGAAACAGCGAAGGTTCACCAGTTGGTGCAGTTAATAGCTACAAGTCTTCAACACAAAAGAAGAGCGTAGTTGCTGGTAAGAACGACATGGGCGGAACTGCAAAGAATCTAGTTCGTGGCGACTCAAACGAAGACCCAGATGGCAAGACTTATAAAGGGCCAAGTAACGAATATAGCAAGGGCGAAGGCAAGCTTCCAGGCAATGGTAAGTTTCTAAACACTCCAGGCGCAAACGCTGGTAAGGCTTTTTCAAATGCTAAGAAGCCACAAAGCGCAGAAGGCAAGTTTGCAACAGGCGGCGGTCCAAACATCAATAAGAAAGATGTTCTACCTCGCTAATAAGGAATAATAATGAGTAATTTGCTTATCGAAAATCTTAGTTACGATCAGGCTAAAATGGAAATGAGTCATTCAGATGAAGGCAAAAACCTTTATCTGAAAGGCATTTGTATCCAAGGTGGTGTGAAAAACGCTAACAGTCGTGTATATCCTATCACCGAAATCAATCGTGCTATTGAAACACTCAATAAGCAAATTAAAACAGGTTATAGTGTGTTGGGTGAAGTAGATCATCCAACCAACCTACGCATCAATCTTGACCGTGTAAGTCATATGATTACAGAAATGTGGTTAGACGGACCAAATGGTTTTGGAAAGATGAAAATTTTGCCCACCCCAATGGGTAATTTAGTTCGCACCATGTTAGAAAGTGGTGTAAAACTAGGAGTAAGCAGTCGTGGATCAGGTAATGTTAATGAACACGACGGCGCAGTTAGCGATTTTGATATCGTTACTGTTGATATAGTAGCACAACCTAGTGCACCTAATGCCTACCCAACTGCAGTCTATGAAGGACTCATGAATATGAAAGGTGGACATCGTGTATTAGATATGGCTAAAGATTTAAACAAAGATCAACGAGTTCAGAAATATTTACAGGAAGAAATCCGTAAATTTGTTACTGAATTGAAAATATAAGTTCGGGAGAAATTAATGTTCGAAGCTCTAAAACCATTACTAGATAACGGAATCCTGAACGAAGATACTCGTAAGGCTCTGGAAGAAAGCTGGAATCAGAAACTTTCAGAAGCTCGTGAGCAGATTCGTACAGAAATCCGTGATGAAATGGCAGGTCGTTATTCACATGACCGCGCTGTTATGGTTGAAGCTCTGGACAAGATGGTTAACGAATCACTAACTGCAGAAGTTCGTAAGATTGCTGCAGAGCGTGAAGCAGTTACAGAAGATCGTGTGAAGTTCACACAGCAAATGATGCAGAAGGCAAAGAATTTTGATAGCTATCTATCAGAATCACTAGCTGGCGAAATTGCTGAACTTCGCAGTGATCGTGCTACAATGCAAAACACAATTAAGAAACTAGAAGCATTTGTTGCTACTAATCTTAAGGCTGAAATCTCAGAATTTACACAAGATAAGATTGATCTTGCTCGCACTAAGGTAGCAGTTGTTACTGAAGGCCGCAAGAAGCTTGAAGCTCTTCGTGAAAGTTTTGTTAAGAAAGCAAGTTCATTGGTTGAAAACACTGTAACAAATCATTTGCGTTCAGAATTAAATCAACTCAAGACCGATATTCAAGAAGCCAAAGAAAATAACTTTGGTCGCAAAATCTTCGAAGCTTTTGCAACTGAATTCGGCGCAAGTTATCTTAACGAACGCGCTGACATCAAGAAACTTACTAAAAAGATTAACGAAATGTCTAATCAAATTAGTGAAGCTCGCGATGCCGAAGCTCGTGCAATGACTGAAGTTAAGGTAAAAAACCAAGAAATCCGTCGTATCAATGAAAACATGGAAAGAAACGGTAAACTCAACAATTTGCTTAAGACATTAAGCAAAGACAAAGCCGCTGTGATGTCAACACTGCTGGAATCAGTCCCAACAGACAAACTAGACGCAGCATTTAAAAAGTATTTGAACCATGTTATGGAAGGCAACGCTGTAGTTGCTCCTGTTTCAAAGCAGGTAATTGCAGAAAGTCATACTGAAGTAACTGGTAACCGTACTGTTAAACCTGATCAGAGTTCAAACAACATCGTTGAAATGAAGCGTCTGGCTGGACTAATAAGAAATTAAAAATTGGAGAAGACCCTATGACACAAGAACTAATTGAAGGCCGTTGGGACGAAACCAAAGCAGCCCTACTCGAAGGCTTAAGCGGTAATCGTCGTACAACAATGTCTATGGTATTGGAAAATACCAAGAAGTATCTAGCGGAAAATGCTACAGCAGGTGGTACTGCTGCAGGTAATGTCGCTACTCTAAACCGTGTAATTCTACCTGTTATCCGTCGTGTTATGCCGACTGTTATTGCCAACGAAATCGTTGGTGTACAGCCAATGACTGGACCTGTAGCACAGATTCACACACTCCGTGTTCGTTATGCTGATAGCTTTACATCAACTGGTTCAGGCCAGTTTGGTACTAACGCTGCAGCAGGTGACGAAGCACTTTCACCTTTCAAGATCGCTAGCGGTTATTCAGGTGCTGCAGCAGGCGTTAATGGTGACGGTTTCCCTGGCGCAACTGGTGCTCTCGAAGGTACTCCTGGTCGTCGTTTGAATGTGCAAATTCTAAAGCAACCAGTTGAAGCTAAGACTCGTAAGCTCTCAGCTCGTTGGACTTTTGAAGCTGCTCAAGACGCTCAAGCAATGCATGGTCTTGATATCGAAGCTGAAATTATGGCAGCTTTGGCACAAGAAATCACTGCTGAAATCGATCAAGAAATCCTTTACAGCCTACGCTCACTAGCTGCAACTGAATAT